GTCGTTTCTCTTCATTTGCCTTTCTTACTGCATCATTATCCTGTTTTTCTTTTAATTCCATCTCAGCTTGAGCATTAAGTTGTTGTTGCGGTGCTGGTGTTGGAGTTGGTGTTGGTGCTGGAACTGGTGTAGGAGCTGGAGTTGGCACAGGCGTTGGTGCTGGTGTAGGTGTTGACGAACTTGGCTTGTCCTCAGCTTCATGGTGTACTAATAATTTCGTTTCAAATTCTGGTAAACAATATTCGGTTTTATGATACAGTTGAATAATTTCCTCTGAAGCGTCTTCATCTGTATACAACTTCCTCAATGCAGTTTCAGCTAAATATGGTGCTTTTCCTTCATTTGCCAGTGTTTTGTATGGTTCTTGTTCCAATAGCCATTTGTAATATAAGCGTATTTGATATAATAATTCATCATCGCCCCATGCTTCTATCATTGCTGCATTGATTGCATCCAATTGGAATTCAGGAGTATGGCTTCTATCCCATTCTAATATGGCGCATACTCGACTGCGCTCAAGTTTTGGAATGTACATGTTGTTGATGAGCACGCCTTGGTGTGACATAAACCACAAATCTTCTCTCTTTTTATGTTTGCTGTCAAATGTATATTTAAGACCCAGTTCACGAAAGTTGCTTGCAAAGTTGTCTAATAAGTATTCATATTGTGGTTCTAATGCTATTAGAAGGTCATCACCGTTTGCAAAATATTTAATGATTTTGTTCTGATCGTTGAAGTCGATGTTGTTCATTTCAAGTGCATATTGGACTGCGATCACTACCATTAGAGTATTGTCCACAACTGTTGAAGGTTGCCCACTATTATTTCCTCGATTTTTCTTTATGACTGACCCATCCGGTGTTGCTATAGGTGTGTAAACTATTTCAGTATATAGATTTCTCAAGCACTCTTTTCCAATTTCCCAATCTTCCATGTAACTTAAACGTAAGTTCAAAACTGCATTTATTAAATATGGTGTTAATGAACTATCAAATTGAGATCCATCTGCATCACAGTAAATCCATCCATCTGGTAATTTCCTAAGAAACTTATCCCATTGTCCGTAAAATTTTGTTATGCCTACTGTCCAAGGGCCTTCTAAATTTTTATCGTATATTTGATTATTAAAATCATCCACACAACCTTTACCAGCCAACAATGTGTCCAATGGTGCCGCTGTGAATACTCTGGTTTTATTTAATTCAACTTTTTCCTTTGGTCTTAGCTCAGCTTTCAATGTTCCATTCCAAACTCCAAGCTTTCCAGTGTATAATCGTTCATAACTTTGTTTCAAAATTTCCTGTTTATCATCATCTGTATATTCCTTAAAGAATTCACTTTTCTTTCCGCCATATAATGCACCAGTTGCAGCTTTCATATTTAGTGAATTAAAAATTGGTTCCGCATCAGTTATAAATCCACATCTTTCGAATTTTATGCTATCGAGAATTTGTTTGACGTTTAATACTGCTTGTTCGAATTTTTCAATGTTAACAACACCAGTTTCAGTTGGTTCGTCATACTTTGAGAAATCCTTCACAAATGCTTCCTTATTTAATTTGCTTGGTAAGTAATGTTCAAGGTATGGTTCGAAAAACACCCGAGCTTGATGTTCAACTTCCAGATATAATGAAAACGTTGCTGCTTTGCCTTTTACCACATGTTTTGTGATTAAGTTTCCTGGACACTTGCCAACGAGTGTTAAATTTTTGCCAATGTGTTTCGTGAGCCATGTGTCATCCACACTTTGGTGTGTTACTTCATTAAAC